ATAATATATTTTATAAATTATCTAGAAAGGTAACATATTTTTTGTATAATTCTTCTTTGTTTTTCGTATGAAAATGTTTTAAGAACCCTTTGCTATCGAGCGTAAAAAATTGAATCAATTCAGGATCCAAATAATTACTTTTGCAGACAGCTTCTGTATTATGTAGTTTTTTAGCAACACCTTGGATGCTCTTTTTAAGGATACTTTGAATTTCTTTTTTTGTCAGTTTTTCACATTTTTTACAATAGTCAATGATTTGAACAATCAATTCTATATTTGCTCCCCATGTTCTAAAATTTTTTGCTGAAAATTCGCCAAACTGTTTTAAATATTTATTAACATCAGATGATTGAATATTAAAGTATTGATCCCCTTTTCGATAAGTGAACAGGCGGTCTTTCTTTTTCAGGGTCTTTTTCTTTTCTTTCAATGTTTTCACTACTTTTTTATTTTTCACTGTACATACATTCCTTACTTTTTTCTTTCCAATAAAATCAATGATAACATGGTCTTTTTTTACTTTGACATGCTTATTCTCTAATGTTGTTGTTCCATAGGATTTGTATTTTTTTGAATATCTTTCATTTCCGATTCGAAAATGACATTCCATGATTAATTTTAATATTAATGCAACTTGTTTTTCTTTTGAATCTTTGGTAGAATACAAATCCTGATTGATTGTTTCATTAATTTTAGAAAACTTCTTCCCAAATACGGACATATGGTCAAATTTTTTATCATTCTGTTTTTTGATGTAATTCTTATCATAGATATACTGAGGTCTATTTTCGGTATCATATCCTATTGCCCTTACTTTTCCTTTTTTGAGGTTAATTTTAACATTATCATAAGCAGGGGAAATGTATAATCCTTCAGTCACTTTTTGAATATATTTTTCATCCTTTATTTCTTTTTCTTTTTTATCATAATATTTATGATAATATTTTTTACCTCTTTTTTTAGAGACTTTACGGATAATATATTGTTCCATATATTATATCATTTAAAAAAAATAAAATGAATAATACACTCTATTTGTCTTCTTTTATTTTTGGTATTCTCCTAATGTCAAACCTTTTCCATTGTTATTGTCATAAAAAAGAATTTTATTTATTAACATTTATTATATTTACCGGGATAACTACATCTTTATTAAATCATAAATATAGTCACTCCTTTTTCAAATATTCAGATCGATTTTGGATGATACTTTCTTTCCTTTTCCTATTATTTATGATAATGCAAAAAAATATATATAATGGAATTTATCTTCTATTCTTATCAGTTATTCTTTATTTTATAAAATATATTATACCGAATAAAAAAAGTCATTTATTTTGTCATATAACAATCACAATATACTTAATTATATTTACTCACTTTTATGTCAAAAAGATATAATTTATTTTTTATCTTTAATTCTTCGGAGTTTATAAGATACCTTAATTTCTCTTTTTGTCCATAAATCATCCATTGCTTGATCTAATTTATCTTCTTCAGTGAGATATTTGGATAGATTTTCACGAATATTATTTTTATTTAAACCCTTTTTAGTTTTTCTTTCTTGACAACGGAGCTTTCCATTGTCAGTATTGAGATCTGTTACATTGTACTTTGTCATAAATGTAGTGATTTCAGGTTCTAATTCTTTATTCCTTACTTTTTTTAAATCCCTGATTTGTGATTCTAAATCAGCAATTTGTTGATCAACATGTAACCAATGCTTTACCTTTTCTTTAAAAAAATGGATTTCATTTTCTGGAATCTGTTGGAATGGATTCATACTGTTCATCTTTTATTATTTACTTTTAAATTATTTAAAAAAAAATATAAAAAAACATACATGAATTATCAATGCAATCATATTTTACTCAAAGGACCCCGGAAAGGAGATATATGTAATAAAAACGCATGGTTTCCTTTTTTTTTCCCTTGTTTTTGTAAACAACATGCTTTAATGCATTCTATCCCTATAACTAAAGAAGAAGTCAATCAATTCATTGAATTACTTACGGATAACACTTAAACAATACTCTTCTGTATACTTACCAGATTGATTAATTTTATAATTTTTATTATTATGTTTCATATAATATCCATAAGGACCTACATGAATTGTAATTTCTTCGTTAATCTTCTTTGGAAATTTTAGAAATTGTATCGCATCTTCAAATGTGAAATTGTTTTCATCTTTCTTGATAAGTTCAAAATATTTTTCAAGGCTCATATTTTTTTTCTGATCTTTATCATTGATGATTTGAAGATAAGGACCATATTTCCCCTTTCCTAAATATATCTTTTTCCCTTGCTTTTCACCCAACAATTGAATTGTCCCTTTCTTTTGAATGCTCATTTGCTTTTCAACCACATTAATAAATGAATTGTAGACTTTTCTGATAATATCAATATAATCTACCTTTCCTTCCGCAATTCGATCGAGATCAACTTCAACAGCACATGTAAATTCTTTCTTTAGAATATTTGCAAAATGTGTCTGTAGATAGTGTAATACCTTGATACCAAGTGGCGTTGTCCTTATCCGTTGTTTCAATACTTTCCCCTTTTGAACAATTGTTTTTTCTTTGATTGAACCTTGTTTGTTCAAATGAATTGTTTTCATTTCAATATCATCGAGTTTAACATTTTCAATCACAGTATATTTACGATTTCCAAGAGTTGAAATAATCGCAGCATAGGTGGATGGACGGCCAATCCCTGTTTCCTCCAAAAGGTTAACAATCGCTGATTCATTGTACAACGCTGGTTTAGTCCCTTCTTTTTCTGAACTCGTACATTCTTCGAGTTCATATTCTTCCTTGAACTGTGGTTTGTCCCCCTCTGCTTCTTTTCCACTGTAAGCAAGGAATCCTGGAAAGAGTAATTGGCGATAATTAGTTGTAAAATATCCAACATCTTTTGTAGCACTATTTGTCAAATTGATTTTGTAGACATCGTATTCTGCTGGTTTCATATGAGATGTTATTGTGCGTTTAAAGATCAATTGATATAATTTCTTTTGTTCATCTGTTAGATCTAGTGTTTTGACTAACTGTGTTGGACGGATCGCTTCGTGGGCTTCTTGGGCTCCCTTAACTTTTTTTTCATTTGGAGTATAGTAATACTTTGGTTCATATGTTTCACCGATATATTTTTCCATTTTATCTTGAAATTCTTTGGAAATGAAAGTAGAATCAGTCCTCATGTACGTAATATGTCCATTTTCATACAATTTTTGAGCAACATCCATTGTCATTTTGACAGGAAAACCAAGTTCGCTTTGTGCAGTCTGTTGAAGGGTTGATGTTATAAATGGTTTCTTTGGATAACTTTTATCTTTCTTTTTAGTTGATTTTGAAACCTGAAACATACGTTGCTTCCCAAAGATCATAAAGAGGTTTCTTATAAACGTATCATCGATATCATATTCTTTTGTAAAGATGAATTCGCTTTCTTTCAATCCATTAAACTTTCCTTTGATATCGAGGAGAAGGTCTGTTTCATAATTTTCAATGTGCTTTTCTCTTTCTTCGAGTAGGTTAAGCAAAGCACTCTGAACTCTTCCAGCTGAAAGACCTTTTTCTTTAGATTGAATATGCTGCCACAAACAAGGAGATAACTTAAATCCAATCAAACGATCAATAATTCTTCGAGCCTGTTGAGCATTTACTTCATTCATATTGATTTGTTGGGGTGACTCAAGTGACTTCAAAATTGCTTTCTTTGAAATTTCACGGAAAATAATACGGTTATTTTGATCGATATTTGTTTTGAGTACATTTGCAGTGTGCCACGCAATTGCTTCTCCTTCACGATCATCATCAGCAGCAAAGATAACATTTTTACCTTTTGAATTGTCTTTCAACATTTTTACAACATCTCGTTTATCATACATTACCTTGTAGGTTGGTTTGAAATTATTGTCAACATCAATTGATAACTTCTTTTTTTCTAGATCGACAATATGTCCACAGGATGATTTCACAACATACTCTTTTGACAAGAATCCTTGGATTTTTTTAGCCTTTGCAGGGGATTCAGTGATAAGGAAATATACCATAAATTTGATTTAAAACATAAACTTAAATGTATATCAAATTTAGATGGAAAAAATTACACATTATCCAGTTGCCGATGTGAAAGAAAATGGTGTTAAAAATGACCATTTCCGATACATACCAATTCAAAACATTCTCTTTGATCAAGGGATGACGAAAAAGGTAAATGAAGTCTGTAGTGATAATGCAAAGAAAGTGGGTATTAAGCTTCTTAAAAGAGACCCACTACCAATTTATAAGTTTGACAGAGTTCTTTCAGATATTCAAGAAGAAAAATCACTTGATCCAATTGTAGTAAAGAGGTTTAAAGAGACAAAATTTTATGAAGTAGTTCAAGGGAGAACAAGGGTTATAGCGAGTCTCTATGAAGGATTGACCCATGTTCCTTCTATAATAATTTAAAATTTGATAGTTATTATTATGATTGTTAGTAATATACATAAAGATGGGTCGTGGAAATAAGAAGGGTGGTAAAAAGCACAAACGAGGAAAGAAGGATGGATTTGAAACAAAAGCCCTTCGTTTCAAAGAAGATGGTCAAGAATATGCCCAAATTACAGCATGCAAAGGGAATTGTCGTTTCGATGTCAATTGTTTTGATGGAAAAGAAAGGATAGCAATCCTTTGTGGAACAATGAGAAAAAGGAAGTATGTCAATCTACAGGATGTTGTCCTTGTTTCTCTACGTGATTTTCAAGATGATAAATGTGATATTATTGATACTTATGATGATAATCAAGTCCGTCTTCTGAAAGACGGAAAGCATATCCCTGAATCCATTCAATTGGGTGAAGAGAGCGAATTTAATGAAGATCTCGATGGAGTTGAATTTACGAATGATTTCCCTATTGAGGAAGATGAAGGTGAAATTGATTTAGAGGAGATATAATATTGATATATAATATATGGAATTATGCGATAAGTATCTTCATGAGTTAATTAAAATTAATCCAACCTTGAATGATTTTTTTTTAAAAGAAGAATTTACAAGTAGGAAACATATTCAACCGAATATTTATTCTGAAGGTTATTATCTTAAATTGTACAATTTAGATAAAAAATACAGGAAAATTCTAGAGAAGAAAAAAGATAGAACATTTTATGATAAAATAATACTCCGTGATATAATATTTAATATGCATATGGAAACAGAATATGAAATTTATATGTATATGCCCGTAAGTTATCGCGATAATCTACTGATTGATTATGTTACTGAATGTCGAGGGGATGGATATTATCTTTTTAAGAATAGAAAGGATTATACATATTTTTTAAACCGATTAACCTCGTTATCTTCAGTTACTAAAGAAATTATCAAGAAAATGAAAAATGGTATCCGTAACAAGGTTTGTTTATCATATCGTACTGTTGATAAAATGATAGAAAACATCCAAGATATCTTAAAAAATAGACTCTATGAACATAAGATTAAAAATAGATTCAAACCAGCACATTGGGATGAATCTGTTGAGAAATATTTAGTAAAAAACTTAGAGTTGTTTTTGAAATTCTTAATCAAAGAATATTATCCACATACTTCAAAAAATATAGGCTTACAATCGTATAAAGGTGGGAAAAATGCATACAAACGTATTATTCAACATGAAACATTGACTGGAATCACACCTCATCAGGTTCATGATTTAGGTTGGAGGGAATTAAAAAGGTTAGTTAAGGAAAAAGAGAGATTAAATATTCAAGATATTGATAAACATGTTTATCACAATTCAAAAGATATACTCGATGATTTAAAAAAAATAAGGAGTGATCTCCAAAAAAAAATCTTCCCTAAATATTTTCATGGAAAGGTCCTTGATAAAGAATTATATAAGATTAAAAAAGTAAGTTTAGAAAATAAACACACAACTGCTTATTATCTTCCAGGTGATCTCAAAGGAAATAAAAAAGGTACATTTTATATTAATACTTTGAAACCCGAAGAAGTCAATAAACATGAGTTGTATGTATTAAGTTTGCATGAAGGGATTCCTGGACATCATTTAGAGATTTCAAGAAACAATCAATCGGATAAACCTGATTATGTTAAATTAGGGAATACTGCTTATTCAGAAGGATGGGCATTGTATTGCGAGAATTTAGGTAATTATAAGAATAAATATGAATATTATTTCAAACTTCAGTATGAAATATTACGTTCATTAAGATTGATACTCGATACAGGAATCCATTATTTTGGTTGGGATTATGAAAAATGTGCTATACTAATGAAAGAACATTTACATTTTTCGGAGCAACAAATTGAAAGATCTATCTTAAGATACATGGATATGCCCGGACAAGCAATTACCTATAAGATAGGTGAGAAAACTTTCCTCTATCTTAGACAACAAATGGTCAAACAAGGTTATTCCATTCAAGATATCCATCAAAGAATGCTAGATATTGGTCCATGTCCTATAGATATGTTAATATAATCTATTTATATATATAATGGCTAAAAAATCATATTTTAGTTTCTGGACATTTATTTTTTTTCTTTTAGTCTTATGCATATTTAAAAAAGGAAAGGTTGAAGGTTTCACAAATGATGAAAAACAAGATTTATTTGATGTTTTTATGACTGAACATTATTCAAATATCTTTCCTGATAGAGGACGTAATTCAGGAGGACCTATGTTTTATCACTATTTCGTAAATAATATGGACATTGATCAGAGACATTTCAAATTATATAATCAATTTTATTGCGGTGTAAGTGGTTCGATTGTGTCGCCAAATCGTTCCGGTGGTAATATTACAAATAATGTTGTTTTAAAGGATTTAAATGGACAAGAATGGTTTGGAAAGTATTATCGTTGTTGTACACCGTGTCCTTGCGATATAATGAGATATGCAAAGGTTGAACAACATACAGTGGATTTATCAGATGGTCCATATCCTCATTATGTGATAACAATTGATGATCCATGTATTACTAGCGAAGAAATACCACCCGAAGTCACTGCGTACCAATGTTCTGATAGTAAAACGCAAAATGGTATAAGGACAACATCGGGAAGATTAATTATTGGTGTATTATTCGGACAAAATGAGATGGAAGAACAACCTATTCATTTTGATCCAAATACACACACTGTTGATGCTGATCAATATTGTCAAACACGTATATGCCAACAACCAGAAGATTTAAGCGGTGGTATGGGTGATATATTTGTATTATTAAGTTTGGTTGGAAATAATGAAATACCTCCTTCACCTGAAAGATTTAATTGTGGTACTACAGAACCATTCGATAATCAAATGAATAATGTATATGGAGAGCCATTAGAACCGTGTAGAAATGAAAATAACGCAACAGATTCAGGTGGATCATGGGATTGCGAAGGTTATTGCAGTGAATTAGGTGGAGGTGTTCATCAAATATGCTTCGATGTAAATCAAAATACTGAACAATTTTCTTCTCAAACAGGTCAAAGTGATTGGTCGTTATCAAGATCAGGTAAGAACCATTGTATGTGTTTGGGGGCATGGGCATTATACAAGGCAAAACAATCGGAGAACCTTATACCCGAAACAAATGATGAACTAAATTGTAATTCAATACCAGAAATTTCACTTACTGATAATTATGTCAACAATTGGAATACATGGAATGGTAATGAACTACCAGATCAAATTGTCCAAGGTGTAAATAAACTAGTTGAACAATGTTATTACAAAGAAAATAATCCTTCTAAGAAAGAATATCTAAAACAGAAATATCTTTCTCTCATTGAAAATAAATCAGAGTTTATAGGACATACATTATCACTTTAATAAAGAAAATAATAAGAATAGGTAGGATAAGAAACCTAAAACGAGAGATTTAATCCATCGATTTTTCATTTCCGAGTAAATATCAGCCCATGCATCGGTTTGTTGTGTTGATGTTAGAGAGTACAGCATTAAAGGACTCTTTGGAAACAAATAATAAAATCCTAACTTGAAGCAATATGATATTACTAACACTTTACAGAATATGTTTTTTTTACCTTTGTTTTGATGAAAATAATAGTAACCAAAAATTACTCCTAAAAACATACCTACTATATAGATCATCATACGTTCCATAACAATTTTTTCATATTTTTCTTTTTGTCCTGAATCTAATAAGTTATAAAAACGCACAAAGTTTTCTTTATTACGATCCATTATACTCATCCAAATGCTTGAAAACAAAAGAGTAAATCCAATTAAACAATAACTGATTTGCATATAGTATTATTTAGATAATAATCTATGATTTATCTTATAGATTTGATAGGTAAAGGCTGTATTAAAGGTTGACCAAAATAGTAATAATGGTATAATTTTTTGCATAAATTTGATTATTATTATTCCTTTTATTTTAAAATGGTTAAAAATACTCCCTTTCTAATTCGTAATCTTCCCGAAGAAAAAAAAGCAGATAGTAAGACAGAAATAAATTATATTCATAAAATATACACCCTTCAAAAAGATCTTGAATTTTATAAATCACTATTTATAACTCATAATAATTCCGCAGTCTTTAATTTGCGTATCAAAACTATCAATGGTGAAAGATTATGGGTTGATAAAATAAAAGCATTTACTGATTATGAATTACTTAAAAAATTAGACAAAGATGAAGAGGTTCTAGACTGGATGAAACCTATTCCATGTGAAAGATAATTTATGAATGATTAGGCATTATAGGATGACACTCCCAATAATAACGCTTCATAAATGAATGTAAGGGTGTTTTTTTTGGATAATAATAAGAATCTTCTTGCTGAGGTAACACTATTTTTAATTGTTCTTCAGGTGTATGTGGTTTCTTCTCTTTTTTAACTATATCTTGTATATTTTCAAGAGATACTGTATACTTTGATAATTCTTTTAATAAGGGTGAAAAATGATAAGGATAATACCATCTCCAATTGGTGCATTCATGAAAGTAATAGTCCACTGTCCATTGAATTGATTTTAAATATTCATGACATAGGTTTTGTATTTCTTCTTTAAGAACATATTCATGACTAGGATTTGGAAAAAGTGTATTGTAAATATGATAAGAATAATAATTTTTAAGAATAGAATGTTCATCCTCTCTTAAAATAATCGGTAAATGGTTTTGAAACTCTTTGAAAATATCTTCCGATGTATGTAGGTTTTCATGCGAATAATTTTGAATTTCAGAGAGACTAAATTCTTTAGATTGAAGTATTTCATTATATATTTTCTTATATTTAAGTTCTTGATTTTTCCTTATCCGTATAATTTCATTAAAATACTTATCTTCGTTAGAAGCAAGTTTTGTTAAGAAAAGTCTAAAATTGTGTAAATCAATCTTTTTTTCATCGGACAATAGAAAAAAATGTCCAAAATATTCTTCTTGAAGTTCATTATAAACATCTAATAATCGATCTAATCCTTTGTAACGGATATTGATACAAGGTGAATGAATAATAAAATCATTCCCAATGAAGAAACATAGGAATAAATAATCATTAAGAATTATATCATTTGTTATTTTGAAATAGGGTTTTTTAATTCGTTCAATTAGATATTGTTTTAATAATTGAATATCACAATAAATATAATCAGTATCAAGATTCTCTATATTAAACTCAGTTCTTTCGCGTAAAAGATATATCTTATGTTTTCGTATCATAGATAACATAATTAGATCTGCATCAAGGCCATATACAATGTTAATTGATTTTTTGGGTAATCTGTCCATGTATTTCATAATTTTATGTTCTCCTTCTCCAGGTTCGTTTGAATCTGAAAGTATTGAATTTATTTTTAGAGTTTTACATTTTTCTTTTAAAAAAGTATTTAAACTATTCATAAAGGGTGTTCCAGGAGTAATTTGATTTGTATCCCATAGTTTTTTTTCTTGTAGTGATTTTAGCCTCCTTTGTCTTTGCTGTTCCATTTTTGTTCGTGGAGCAGGACCATCAATTGCGATATAAACTAATTTTTGTACATTTGTAATATGAATACATTCTTTAATTTTTTCAAAAATAGATTCATACATTTCATTCTCATCTGTTTTATTTGCACAACAAGGGTGTATTGCGCAATTCAAATCTAAGAATAGATTATCCGGTGATTGATTATAGTTTTCAGAAGGTAAAATAATTTCAGGATAATCTTGAATAAGTTGTTTGTAGTAAAAAGGTATTCCCATAGTATGATTAATTTACAAGTATTTTTTATATAGTAAAAAAAAAATATATTTAATTATATAAATGGAGAATCTAAATCTAAATCTATTATCAATGAAATTATGTTCACCAATGATTGTTTTCATTGTTTATGTGATTGTTTCGGCAGTTTCACTCTTTATGACAAGGACTGTCATCAAAAAATATGACAATCAACGCATGGAGAACCTATATAATCTTTATTCGTGGGATGAGGTTAAACTAACAATACTTATTGGTGTTGTTATCTATGGATTATGTCAATATGATCAAGTGAATCTTGCTTGGATATTTTTACTATGTCCAATTATTTATGTTATGTTTAAGAACTTATGTTCCTATATTTATGTTTCATTGGCCCATCAAAATGCCCCTAAGGAGTCTTCTATAAGTTCAAGTTTCTTGGATAAATTCTCGTATCCGAATGGTGGAGCAGGTGTATATCCAGAACCCCCAACGGTAAAGAAGGAAGTAAATACGAGTATATTTGGTATTAGAGGTGATCCTGAAGAAGGTGATGAAACATCAGAACCTGATTTACCTCCAACACCACCAGCACCACCAGCACCACCTGCACCACCTTCTGTTCCTCAAGGGAGTGGTTTTAATGATGGATTTGGTGCTCAATTCGGATCTTTACTTTAATTTATTTTTATAAATATTTTTAGATATCTTATTTACAAAGAAATAAAAAAGTATAAAATAAAAGGTAAATTATTACTATAATATTTTTTTAATTAATACTATTATTGAAAGTAGTGATACTAATAATAAAAACCCATACAAAATATTCATCGATATTTTTTTGGTTATTCTTATTTCTCCTCCAAATGGAGATGGTATTGTAAATAATATCCGACTAGAATCTTCCATTCCAATTGAACGAATTGTTATTCCAAGTGAATCAAGTGACTTACCAACTGTAAATAGATCTGTTATTTCTTCTCTTGTAATCATTTTTCCACTTTCATCGGGATTTACTTTAAACAAAATTTTTATTGATCCCTTCTTGATACTAATGATTTCAATATGATCTACAGTTATATCTGAAATAATGGTATTACCTTGATTAATAATATTAACAATATCTTCTTTGATTAACCCTTTAAACTCATCTTTTAATACTTTATTTGATCCAACAGTCGTATCATAATTACCATTAAGTATTAATTCAATATCAAAGCTAGATGGGATCTTACAGCAATTACCTATATCAGATCCCTTAATATCAATACCATTTGGACCTTTTTTAATTTGTTTACCTTCTGGACATTCGATATCAGTTGTTGGATCGTCATTACCTGAACATAGCCCAACTTTTTCGCAACACTTTTGTATTTTTTCTTCATCGGTTCCAGTTGTCCATGTAAGTGTTTCATCTGTGGTAATTGAATATGGTAATGGACATGGGAAATCTCCATTACTATTTGGATTAAATCCATCTAAATCTCCAATATCATTTGAGAATTCATTCCGTATGATTATATCACCTTCATTTGTTTTCCAAGAACTTATATCATTCCCTATACATTTCAAATTTTTAATACATCCTTCTAAAACATATGTATCGTTTGTTAATAAACAGTTTACTACTGGTGTACCGGAAGATTCACTAGAACATTCTGCTGTTATTTCATCTTGATTATAATATTTATCATAATCTATATCTGAATTATCTAAGGGTGTAATCTCATAACCCATATCTACATGATTATTAGGGATCTTACACTTCCATTTACAACCACTTTCATTGGAACATTCAGTTTGATCTAATGTATCATCACAAGAGGCATCTTCTTTAAGTTGACATTGTGGACCATTATACAATGGATTTGATCTAGCATCAAGGCGTTCATTAAGTGGTATTCCATCAAATGTGCTATTTTTCCATTCACATGCTTTTACTCCATCGACTTCTGTATCACACTCTGTTTTTGTTCTTTTTCCGTAAACACCGGGACTTACTTCTGTTAGTAAACATTTTGTATCATCCATATCTTTACATTGTTTTAATGTATCATCCCAATAACAGGTTTCTGGACAATCTGAACTTTCAAGAGGAAATTCTCCAACGGTATTAATTTTTTCACATAGTTTTTTATCTGTTAAACCTCTAATACATGCAGCATTATCAGTTGTATTTGGGTTAGGATAAGGTTCTTTATAAGGTTCAAACGTACAACCGGTTTCACATAAAGAAGGTATTTCATCTTCAGTTGCATAAAGATTACTTGGTGGACTACAAGAACTATCTCCGACACATCGGGCATATTCACCTGGTTCTTTTGATCCCCTTAACTCCCACGAACAACCACTAGTATTACATGTATCACTATCTAATTTGTTAGTACATAATGGTTCTTGTTGATTATTATACGTTTTACAATAACCATTATCACCTATATTTTGATCCCATTCACACAATTGTTTACGTACACAAATACCATCAGGAAGCGGGCTCTCAGCGTCCACCCCAACGTCTACATCAGGGACACAATTATAGTTCACAGGGTTTGTTAGAGCACATCCATCACCTAATGTTGTTTTTCCATTACACTCCGACATTTCTTCTGGTGTTGGAAGAATATCATCAGTATTACTAGCGCTTTTTTCTAAATGACATGTTGTAGGTAATGTTGTTATCCATTCACATAAAGTAGTCTCTTGACATTCTGATTGTATTTTCTCTGTACATATATCAGTATTCTTTGGAATACATTTTTCTTCTAAAGTACAACCGGATATTTGACATTCACCATTATGTATTGTACCTTCACATGAATCACCCACCTCGTAAGCAGGTATATTATCGGTAAAAGTACACGGGCCGATACAACCTGTTTCATCTCCACCTGGACTTAGATTAGTACATATATCTCTATTAAAACAGAATCCAGGAACTGTAGGGGTCCAGGTTCCCCCTGCTACAGTACATGCATTTTCGTCTTGTGAAGTTCCATCGGAACATGAACCAACGACTTCATCGATCCATCTACAATTCGCATCCGCATTACAATCATTTTGATTATTTATATTACAATCAAAGGCTAAACATTGAGAAATCTCCTCGACAGCTGGTGTAAAAACGCACCCAGTTGGACATGAATCTGTACCAGCGACATAACCTGTAGTACAATCTGTAACTGTTGCTGTACAAGATTCTTCTTGCGCTGCCTGTTCCACTTGTGCCGGCTGAAATGTACATCCTGCTGGACAATCAGTCTGATCACTTGGATCTACTATTGAAGAACATTCAATAGTACCTGTACCAGTAGTACCACACGTATTAGCGTCAAAGGTACATCCTGCTGGACAATCAGCCTGATCACTTGGTCCTACTATTGAAGAACATTCAATAGTACCTGTACCAGTAGTACCACAGGAAGCGTCGGCGGCGCTTATTGCTTCGATAGCATCTGTCAATGTACAACCAGTAGGACATGTTGAAGCATCCCCTTGTGTGTAACCAGTTACACAATCGACAGTGGGTGGTACACAAGTTTCATCTGAAGAAGGGGTTGTAACAGAATTACATCCTGATACAGCATTACATGTATCTGCATCGGTTGTTTCTGGGCATGTAGGTTCAGGGACACATCTTTCATTTAAACTGTAAGTACATGCTTGTACTGTGTTATCTGCATTTGTCATTACAGCCTCACAAAGTCCTTGGGCTGTTGCTGGATCTGATACATCAACAACTCTACAAGCAGTAGAATCTGTAGGTACTGAATCTGTTGCTGTCTCTGTACAGGTCCGATTTGTTCGAAGTCCACAACCTTCTTCACATTCACCACTTGTAGGGGCATTACATTCATTAAGAGTACATGTACTGGGGACTTCATCACTCGTAGCATCAACCGTCCCTGAACAATCAGGAAGAACTTTACATCCAAATAGATCTCCACTTCCACAAGTTTGCCCTGATGTAACTGTACATTCTTCATTTGTAGATGTACCAGGCATTACACAACTTGGTTCATTAGCATCTAATAAGATACATTGATCACCTTGAGTTAATGAAAAACATCCTTCCTTAATTTCAATTTGACAGTTTGAAATAATTGAAGTGATATCACTTGATGAATATCTTTGAGGTATCGTAAAGGTGTTAGTAGAGCTACTAGATATGATTGTTTCACCTTCGATAGAACATTGATTTGTGCCATTATTAATAAAATTAATTTTTACTCCACTCATATCTGCCCCTTCAAAGAAAATTCCACTATCATAAGTACTACCATCTGTTTTAGTAATCATAATTTCTGATTCTGTTTCTGAGCCTTCTTTGTCCGTTATTGTTGAAATACTTAAAATATTATCAGTCCCATATGTTCCACTAATAAGTCCTTGAACCTTGCATGATGCTAATCCAAAACATTTTTTCCCTGTCTGAGTTTCTGTTCCTTGAGGTAATCCTCGCCAATAACAACCATCACCACATAATGATGAATCATCCGCATTTTTATCACAGATAATATTTTCATCAAGAGTATAGTGTGTTAAGGGTTGACATTGATTATAGTCTGTTTTTTGAGAACAAATATCACTCATACATTGACCGCAATTTTCACGACATATATTATTACTATCATGTTCACAGTAACCTACATTTTTACATTGTTGATATATCGAAGAATCACTACATAATTTTACAAATTGACATCTATCGGATTCCCATTTACAAGAAGTATCTGTATAACATTCTTCTTTTGTTTCCTTTGTTGAACAATTATCAATTTTTAATTTACATACTTCATTTTCCCATTTACACATTTCATTATTCAAACAAGGTTCAATTGTCTGATATGTTCCACATAAATCTTTATTATTTACAATATCGATTGATTTACAGTAACTTAAATCATTTGGATTAAATTTACAACCAGGCAAACATACATTTACTTGACTATCCTCTATATTGGAAGTATATACTGCTGGATTTCTAAAATAATTATTACAAGAATTATCTGTTTTAGGAAGACATTTATCTTCACTTCGCTGTTGATGCCAAATACAATTTGAATCTGAAAAACAATCTGTTTCATTTGTTAATTCAATACATGTTGCTCTAATATCAAAAGTATATTCACTGTCTGTATCATTATTTAATATACATTCAGGTGATTCATATAATTTTAATCCAGGATTATATGTACATCCTTCTGGGCATCCAGTAGGGTAATCATGACTGGATATTCCAGGTGCCCATGTCCCCCCAGATGAATTACATTCTGATTTGGTTGTAGCAACAGAACCCATACATGTTCCACTTATATTTTCTGTATTTTGTGTATATGCTGATTGACAATCAATTGTATTCCATATTGATGCATCACTCATTATACATTGATTATTTTCCCATATACATCCACTTTTTCTTTCACATTTTGTACTATCAAGGTTAGTACATAAATTCCTTACTGATGATGAAGTCCAATCAAGTGGATCACCTGTACATGTAGGTGGTAATTGTATTACTCCTTCTGTCAATAATGCTTGACAATGTACTTCATTTTGACATCGTTCACTACTATCGATTGAATGACATTCTGGTAGAATACATAATCCTTCGACTATATTACCTTTATTTGTTTCCATAATAATATATATATATATTATATTTTATTCTTGTTTATAAAATAGAATAACTACAAATATAAATAATAGTCCAATAATTAAATAAAGAATATAAGGTTTTTTTTGTTTTATTTCTGTTTTTTTACATCTTTGCACAACTCTATTCAAAGATTTAAATTTATTCACAATTTCTAAATCTTTTTGTTTTAATTCACTTGGACACTTAATAAATAAAGGTTCGATATTACAAGATGTTGCAATTTGTTTTCTTCCATAATCACAATCACATGCCCCTTCTGAAATCATCCTATTACAGACCAAAGTATTAAACAATACTTCATCTTCACACGATATATTTGATATACCTGAAGGAGTAATTATTTCAAGATCTTTACAATCATTATTTAATTTTCCTCTTTTTTCATTGTCAATACATTCATAATTTAACATTCGTTGAATACATGTTTCTATATTTACTTCTCCATCAAATCCTTCAAGATTTTTTTGACGATATAAGATAAAATAAATTATGAACGTAAATAGTATTATTTGATTAATATCCATTAATTATATTATTATTAAATATAATAAATGTATGTAATATTATTTGTTTACAGTTATCTTATATTAGGAGTCTATCTATCTTTTATTCAAACATATTGGAAGAATTTATATTTATTAGCATTGGCATTTTGTTCATTTAAAGTAATTACAAATTATCGGATATGTTCTGTTGCTTATTTAGAATGTAAAATGAGAAATGTAAAAAGGAAAGAATCCTATGTAAATCAATTCCTAGATCCAATCGTCGATTTAAGATATACGGACCATATCTATCCATTAACTATTTTATCATTTTTAATACTAACATACAATGTAATTATTAAAGAAGGATACCGATTTTTTATTAATATTTAAAAATGATTCTTTATAAATATATATGGATTATTTATCATTTGATGTTGGAATAAAAAATTTAGCTTATTGTATATTAACCTGTGATGAAAAAATTAAACAATGGGGAATCATTAATTTAAACAAAGGTCCAATTTGTCAAGTAAAATTAAGGAAAAAGTGTGAAAAATATGCAACATATAAAGTTAAAGATTCTGATGTTGAATATTGTTGTACATCCCACAAAGGAAAATTTAATAAAAAACAACTTAAAAAATTAAATTCAAATTATGATTTATTCGAAATATCAAAGAATTGTATCGAAAATCTAAAGGATTTCGATCTTTCATCCATAAAAACTGTATTGATTGAAAATCAACCTGCTTTAAAAAATCCAACAATGAAAAGTATCCAAATGATAATTTACACATTTTTTATAATGGAAGGTGTTCTTAACAAACAATCAAGTATAGAGGAAGTATTTATGGTAAATGCAAGGAATAAATTAAAAGTTTATAAAGGACCTTTCGTAATATGCCCTTTCAATGACGATAAAAAGAATAAATATAAAAAGAACAAATATTTAAGTATCAAATATACAGAAAAGATGATAGAAGATGAAGATGATGAAATAAAAGAAATTTTTAATGTATCAAAGAAAAAGGATGATCTCGCAGACGCATATCTACAAGGTATTTATTGGATCAAGAAATAATTTATTTAAAGGGATTTTTTTATTATTAAGAAAATGGTTGACGTTTTGTTAAATTCTTTATATAAATATTATAGAGATGAACAAAATTTAAAAAGTTTATTAGATATTATTGAAACAAATAGTAAAGTATCCCTTCGTATTATTGATTGGTTTGTAACAAATTATTCTAAAAAATTTAATATATTTTATTGTATTTATTGTAATCAGGATGGAAAAAATACATTTGATAAAGAAGGTAATTATATCCATAAACATTTCAATACATATCAATCCTATAAGTCTCAATTAAAATCATATTCAAAGAAAAAGTTTGATCCCTTTTGTCGAAGGCAAAGGATTGAATTTGAATATAAAGAAGGGCAAAAAATTGAAACAACTGTCGGACAATTAAATTTTTTTAAGTGGGCAATTGAAAATTTAATAATTGATTATATTTTGTTGCATTATTCTGAAATTGAACAAGATATGAACCAAAGTTACAATCAAATAAAGAAACATAAAAAAAAATCAAATGAAAGAAAAAAAAGACAAGAATTATCAAAATCAGCCACACGTGGATTAAATAATACAAATATGAAAGTTATTCTTGATTTTAATTAAAAAAAAAATATTATTATATAGTATAAAAAAATGGAAAAAGCCCTTGCACCATTAACCCAAGTCCTTAAAAAAAATAACAAGAATATTTCTCTTGTCCTCTTAGTATTAGTATTAATGTTTTTATTCCCATTAGACCATTTCCTCCCTTATGATATTAAAAATAAAGTTGAAACAGAATTAAAGGTTTTCATGGATAATCCATGGGTTAAAGTTTTCGTTAGTGCTGTTGTTATGTCTGTCTATTTCACCCGCGATTTGAATATGTTAGTACTCACATTATATGTTATTCATCACATTTCACTCCACAAATAATTAATTTATTTTTTCTTAAATAAAAATATTTTCTATTAATAAATGAACGCTGAAAAAGCCTTAGCTCCTGTAATCAAGTTATTGAAAAAAAATTCGAAAGTAATTAATTTAGTATTAATTGCTTTTACAACACTTTTATTGTTACCCATTGATTTTTTCCTTAAACATAATGTAGTTAAGGATATTGAAAATTCCCTTGTCAAGATGTTGAAGAACCCCATTATTATGGGTGCTGTAACTGTGTTACTTTATGCTACTCATTTAACTGACCCCACCATGTTTGTCCTTCTATTATTTATTTTACATCGCTTAAAATATCATGGAGAAGGAAGTATTTCTTCGGGGGGAGGAGGAGGAGGTAGAATTGGTGCTGGATTAGATCGATTAATGGGTATGTTTGAAAATGACGGTCCTCCACCTCCACCTCCACCGCCCCCTCCACCTCCACCTCCACCCTTAGATGAATTAGAGCCCGACCTACCACCAACGCCACCAACGCCACCAACGCCACCAACGCCACCAACGCCACCAACCACAGGAGGTGTTGACGATCCTGGAGTACCACCGACTGATCCAATCGAAGGTTTTAGATTAAAAAGATAAGATAAAATAAAATAAAAGAATATATAAATGCAAATCTTTGTAAAAACATTAACTGGTAAAACAATTACTTTAGAAGTAGAGGGATCTGATTCTATTGAAAATATTAAGGCAAAAATTCAAGATAAAGAAGGAATTCCTCCAGATCAACAAAGGTTGATTTTTGCAGGAAAACAATTAGAAGATGGAAGAACATTACAAGATTATAATATTCAAAAAGAATCAACTTTACATTTAGTACTTCGTTTAAGGTAATTTTTTAATTTTTTTTACTTTATTTGTTTAAAAAAAAGGGCACTTCTGGGAATCGAACCCAGGACCTCTTGCACCCAAAGCAAGAATCATACCACTAGACCAAAGTGCCTAGTGCGTCGTCCGGGACTCGAACCCGGGACA